TTATATCAGGGTGGGTGAATGGCTCGATCTACATCAACCCCACTAACCACACGGTATTTTCTTTGTCCGATCTGAGTTTGACTAGCGGATATCAAGGTATTACCGCATGGTCAATCAGCGGGCAGCAAGAGTACGACTTCGCGTTGTGGAGCGCCACGCCGTTCTTGTCGAGCGGGACACCGGGAAATAATGGAACGCAAGCAACCAGTTTCCTTGCGGGAACCATCACGCAAGCCCAGCTTGCATCTGATTTATTTGCATATGGCACGAATGCTAGTTTGCATGCTGCAAATGCGAACTGGGTATATGAAGGCACCTCGTTGTTTCAAGTTGCTTCTAATATTGTGTACGCCAGCAACGGGCAGAATCCTACATTCGCGTATCGCGCCGATGTTACGCCGAATGCCGACCAATACTCTCAGGTTACGGTAGTCGCTACGGGAGCATTTAACTCGCAGAACTGCGGGCCAGCGGTTCGTGTGTCCGCATCGGCAGCAACTGCGTATATAGCGAGATTCGGAAACAACTCTTTTCGCTTAACTAAGTATGTTGCAGGAATAGCTACCGATTTAGGTTCTGTCCTCTCCACTCCTCCAACAACCGGCGATATTATCCGTATTACCGCAGTAGGCACGTCCATCACGATATGGCGCAACGGTTTAGCAATTGTATCCGTTGTAGATTCAGCCATCGCAACAGGTAATGTGGGAATTTTTGGCGCGGGCAACCAAACTCTTAATGGCTTTAGCTCATGGGCGGGGGGAAATTATACATGGGCTCAAACGGAGTCCGATAGCTTTGCAAGAACGAACGGAGTCCTTGGTAGTCACTGGGCAGGACCCTATGGCAGCGCATCAGAAAATGCTGGTTGTCCATTGACTCAAGCGTCCATTAACATTATCAGTGATGCGTATAGTTCTATTGCGGCGCATGGGGGCGATGCCTACGCAATATACCTCTTGGCTCCATCAGGAGCTACTGGCGGAAATAATTTGGCAGGCTACAGCACCGATATCTCCGCCGTGGGTGAAATCACCACGAACCCCGCAGGCGAGACTAACTCGGCTCGTACGGCGCTGATGGGAACCAATCGAGGTTCTCGATTCATAGGCTAAGACGATGCCGACATATTCTATTTCGGGTAGCGTGGGAAAATCGGGTGCGGGTGCGAAGGTCTTTCTGACCCTGAACATCACAGGGGGTGGTGGAGGTTCGTACGCGGGTTTGTGGATGGAGCAGGCTCAAGTCATCGCGGACAGCAACGGCAACTATACGTTCGCTGGACTGACCGCCAATCCTTATGGATATTTAGGGGATGGAACAACCAACGGAAATGTAATCGGCTATCGGGTGACACCCGCGTTGTGGGGTTTTGAATTTAGTCCTTTCAGTTCTGACCAAGTCATCACCGCCGCGAACATCACAGGTGTCAACTTTACCAAGAGCCGCGTGTACTCGCTTGTGCAGGAATACGTGGCGAATTTTAGCGGCACTCAAAATCCGCTGACTAACTGGACGCAAGTTTTAGACGATCCCACTGGATTGCAAGCCACTAGCGGTCAATGTGAAGGTTTGGGCGACGAGACTGGCGCGAATACGTCTCCCTCGGGTGCGTATCCCTCGACCTACATTCCATCCTCGGCGGACTGCTATAGTAAATCCACCCTTGCCGCTGCGAATGACAACGATTTGTTCGGGGCATCACTTCGCACTGACGCGAGCGCGGCTTCGGTAGGATTCGGTACCGAGTTTTACGCAGGCGCGGGAACCGCAGGGGACAATGGATTTCAGATTCTCGATAACGTCATCAATCTCCCCGTGTTCACAGGGCAAGGTTTTTTGACCGCGGATTCTTCACCATATACGGTGCAGGTTGGAGACGCCGTCATTCTTTTGATTCGCGGAACAAACCTCTATTTATTTTTGAATCCCGCTGCTGCGCCTACCACATTTATTCCAGTCGGCGCGGGTTCTTCCACGAATACGCCTGCGGTTGGTTTAATCGCACTCCAAATTGATTTGTCCACGACGGATCACACAACCTCGGCATGGAGCGCCTTTAGCGCGGGCATCGTACGTTCAGCGGCGTTCCACGGTGGGGGGGGGCAACGGCAGCGATACATTCGCGGGATATGGCACCGATATATCAGCTACGACCGAAGTTACCTCCAACCCTGTGGGAGAAATAAACTCCAACAAAACAGCGATCATGGGCACCAACCGAGGGTCACGGTTCATCGGGTAATTGACTATTTCCGCCATAAGTAGCAGGACACTGGGAGCAGCCAGATGATTGAAGTACCCGTTTCCCCCGAACAAATTGAAAAGTATCGTGCGACCATCGCATGGGACGTGTTCCCTAAAATCGCGCGCGAGAGTTACGAGCACATGCCGGAAGCCGAGAAAATCAAGTGGCTGACCGGGCGCTATCGCTGTATGAAGAGCCACCTGTATCTGGGTGGATACATCGAAATCACGAAGCCGGATGATCCCCATCTCCCCGTCGAGTTCAAGCCCATCATGGGCATGGACTTTCAAATCCAGCCCCACGAGCGACTGTTCCAACAGTTTGTGCAGAAGCGCCCCGGCGAAGGCGTTTCTTTGCCCGACCTTGATCCCATCATTCGTAAGCGGATGATCCTGTGGCCTCGCAACGTATTCAAAACCTCTTCGGTGATCGTGGACATCATCCAAACGATTCTGAATTACCCCAACGTCCGCATCTGCTTTCTCACCGGCGGTGACGATCTGGCGAAGCGCCAACTCGGACGTGTGAAAGCGTTCTTTGAAAACCCTACACCGACGTTCCTGTATTTGTTCCCCGAGTTCTGCTTGGTCAGCACGATGAACAAGAAGACCAAGAAGTGGGAAGACGTACCTGCGAACTTGGGCAACCAGCACGAGTTTACTGTGCCGTGCCGCACGATCCGAATCTTCGCCGAGCCGACCTTCGCCATCACGACCGCGAAGTCGGTCAAAGCGGGATCGCACTTTGATCTAATCTACATTGACGACCTTGTGAACGATCAGAACTATCGCAGCGTGAAAGCTCTGGAGAAGTGCTATCAGGATTACCTGAACGTCACGCCGCTGATTGATCCGCGCACAGGTTTGATTGTGCTCACTGGCACGCGCTACTCGTTCGGAGATACATACGAACGGATCATGGAACTTGCGAAGGAAGAGGAAGTGAAATCGGGGCGCAGTATATGGCGATTCTCAGTCGAAGACTGCTGGATACGCGGGTGCGAGAACTGCACGCACATGGATATCGATCACAACTTCAACATGAATCCGATTGAAGCGCCGTGCGTGTTCAGAGAATGTGAGTGTCGCGGGTATAAGTGGAACCAAGTCAAGGATGTGCTCTTTCCGCACGCGACTACGCACGACGGTCGGTCGATTGGTGGCACCGTTGATGATATGGAACGCCTGAAGCGTGAAGTCGGAGCCGAGTTTTTTGCGAACCAGTACGAAAACAATCCCCTCGCGGCGGAATCTCAGACGTTCACCGAGGCGTTGCTGGGCGCGCAGACAATCCATTTCGAGGCGGCACTGCCTGCGTACAACGATTCGTTCACGTTCGTGGTCGGCGACCTTGCCTATGTGGGGCAAGAAGGGCGCGACTACTCCGTACTTTTCATTTGTCGCATGCGGCATGGGCAAATCTTCGTGATTGACTGCCGCTATGGTAACTGGGATTCGGCGATGATCGCCAAGCAGACGTGCCAAGTTCTCTTGCAAGATCGTCCCGCGATCCTGTTCTATGAAAAGTTCAACGGATGGGAAGCGTACAACAACGTCATCGAAGCGTACGCTAAAAATCTGGGGATCATGAAGGTTCCAATCCAATGGGAGAAGGGTTCGCAGGCGGAACAGGCGAAACTCACGCGTATCGGCGCGATCAAAGGCGTGCTCGCGGATCGCCGTCTATGGCTCTTCTCGGGCATGGGAGACAAGCACGGCATGCCTGCATACCATTTGACGGTAAACCAGCTTGTAAAGTGGCCGAAATTGGGCAAGCACGACGACTTCGCGGACTGTTTGGGCATGGTCGTGGCCGCGCCGACCGGTTATCAGTTGACTCAGCGCCCTCAAGAGGAAGGACCGTTGAACTGGCTCCATAAATTGCACGGATCGGGCGGGAACCCTGATGACGGGAGCGGCGGGAGCTTCGGCGGGAGCAATTCCCCGTGCGGTATGAACTAAAACGACTAAACACTCCATAAGTAGAGGGATAAAACCCTCTAAACAGGACAACTTGGCGAGCACATGGCAGACAACGACGCGGTAAAAACCACTCATTATCTGGACAAGGGGCAAATTCGCCTCTTAGATATCCCCGGAGCCATACCTTACGGCGAAACTTCGCTTCCGCTTCTGCCGGAAGATGTGGCGTTTGATGATCAGTCGCGCTCAGACTCGTCAATGCTCCGCGAAGCGAACCAAAATCGCAACGCCTCCGAGACTTTCATTGCTACCCGAGGGCTGATCGGTCGCTGGAACACAGCGGAGATCATGCTGCGCGCATGGGTAGACCCTCAGAAGTGGAAGGGCAGCGATCAGTTTCGTTCCCACTTGGGAATTCCTCTCGTCGCCGAGCAATTTTATGCGATCCACAGCGTCGTGAACCAATCGCTGTTCGGCGGCTACCGTGTTTTCAAAATTGACGCGACTTCAGGCACGCCGATTGAAGCGGCGGAAGCGCAAGAAGCGATTCTGCGCGTTGAACTGAAGACCTGCGGCTACAAAGGCGTGTCCGCCAAGACCGAAATGCGCGAGATCACGTACGACGGTCTGTTCTATGGCTTCGGCTGCGCGATGTACGGTTGGGAGAAGGTCACAAAGGACATCATCAAGAAAGTGCAGTCTTCGCACGACGAGCAAGTCGTGGTGAACGGCGTGCTGGTGACAGTTCCAGTCGAAGGTGAAGACGACATCATCGATAAATTTGTCGGCACGATGGAAATTAATATGCCGCGACTCGAACACGTGCCGATTCGGCGCGCGCGATACGCTCCCGATCTCCGACGCGGCGATCCGCGCGTTGCGGAATGGTTCGGACGCATTATTTATCTCACAGGGTACCAACTGGACGGGCTGCGGAACACCGAAGGGTGGAATATTCCTACCCGCCAGCAGCTTGTGCAGTTGACGACGCCGCAAATGCAGGTTGACGCGACGACGAACCCGATGGAAACGCTGGGCACGAACACTGGGAACCCCGTTTTTCAGCAGACGACCACGCCGCAGAAGGCTTACCCTGAAAACATGTCGAATCAGGTGCAAGCCGACCCGCTGGCGCGCAAATTTGAGTGCTTTGATTACTGGACAGGCTCACGGCACTGCATTATTCTCGGGCAAGAGAAGATCATCCTGAATGAGACGCATAAATTCGGGCGTCCGCCGTTTTTGGGCTTCTGTTTCCGCAACGCTCCCGACTCCGCGCACGGCTACGGGATCGCATACTGGCTGACGGACTTCCAACGCATTTGTCAAGGTGTTGTGAACGCCTTTTTCGACGATTTGAACTTGAATTTGATGGGAACGTACACTGCACCGGCGGGCACGAACAATACCGCGCAGGCTCAGTGGATTTTCCCCGGCAAAGTTTTCAAATCGGACCCGAACGCCGAGTTTAAGCCGATGACCCGCAACGGCATCGACGCGAAAGAGCCCCTGACTGTGGTCGCTCAGGTCAAGTCGTGGGCTTCGCAAATCTCAGGTGCTGGAATCGGCACACTGGGTGCGAATCCGGGCTCCGCTGGCGATGTTCGCACTCCCGGCGGCGTTGAAGCGATGCAGGGCGGCGAGAACGTGAAGATGCAAGACCTTGTGGACGTGATTTCCGAGCAAGTCTTCGTTCCGTTCTTGGAATTTTGCATCGAGAACAATCAGAAGTTGAAACCGTCGCAAATCAAAGCCATGCTGTCTCAAGAACTGGCGACTGCATTCAAAGCATCCCCGCTGACGATCCTCAACGGCACGTACAAAGTGGACATCTCCGCTGGTACGCGGCTGGCGGCGCGCGAAGCTCTGAACAAATTCATGGGCGTGTTGACCACGTTCATTCAATCGCCGGGTACCGTGGAAAACCTCGCGGTGCAGGCGATGAAGATCGACTTCAACGGAATGTTCTCCGCGCTGTTCGACACCTACGGTGTGCCGTACCGCGAAGTGATCATCAAGCCTATGACCGATGAAGACAAGCAGCGCGCGCTGGCAAATACGAAGGCGGCGCAGAATCAGGGCAAGCTCGCGCAGATTCAAGCGCAGGGCGATGTCAAGAAAGACATCGATAACAACCAGTCTGAGAATCGCATG